ATGGAAAATACATTTACAGCTAAACAAATAGCAGCTGCCGTTGGAGTAAACGACAGAACAATCAGAACACGCGCCAACAAAGACAAGTGGGCATCTGTTTTAAAGCCTGGGCGGGGAGGACAAATACCTCACTATATTTTTGCTTCTTTACCTAGTGACATTCGCACTGCTCTCAACGGTGTTCAATCAGAAAGTGGTGCCACTCTTAAAGGTGCAAACGCTGGCAAGATGGTCACAAAAAACAAAGCAATTGACCGTGAAATAGATTTGAAAATCAAACAGGAATCTCTTGCTGAGTTTGCTGGAATTAACGGCAAACAACGTGACAGGGCTCTAGCTAAATTTAATATTTTGAATGGTGCCAAGAATTATCAGCGAAATACGTCACTCACGAAAATTGCTGCGTTCACTCAGTTCTGCGAGCTGTACAACAGTAAGGATGGCCGCGCTGCGCAATACCAATCCGAGTTCAATTGCACTATTAGCTTAGCGTCACTTATACGTTGGGAAAAAACGCTCAATAAAAATGGCATCACCGCTTTAGCAGGAAACTACGGAAAAACAAAGGGCAAAGGAATAATCGACTCGACCCCTGAACTCAAAGAGTATTGCATTGCCCTGATTCACGAATACCCGCATATAAAAGGCGAGCGTCTAGCTGACATGCTAGAAGCTGAATTCTCAGAAAAGTACACAATCCCTGCGCCCAGTACTTGTCGCGCCTGGTTGGCATCTTGGAAAGAAGAGAACCAAGCACTTTATATGTCAATGTTTGATCCTAGTGCTTGGCAAAACAAACGTATGGTTGCTTTCGGTGACATGTCAATCGACGTAACGCGAATTAATCAGCTTTGGGAATTCGACTCAACACCAGCTGACGTCATGCTTAAAGATGGTCGTTACAGTATTGTTGGTGTTATCGATGTATTTACTCGTCGCGTTAAGCTGGTTTTAAAACCAACATCAAATGCTGAAGGAATCGCCCTTCTTATCCGTTACGCCATTCTTGACTGGGGGTTGCCAGAAGTAGCCAGAACGGATAACGGTTCAGATTATCTATCACATCATATCTCTACCGTCTGGAATTCACTGGATATACATAACGATATTACCAACCCCTATTCGGGCTGGGAAAAACCTTTCATTGAACGTTTTTTTAGAACCTTCAGTCACGGTATAGCTGAACTGTTGCAAGGCTATATCGGCCACAACGTAGTGGACAGAGAACGTATCAGTTCACGCCTCACTTTTGCTGAAAAATTAGTCGAACGCAAAGAAAAAGGCGCAGAGCGGGTTGGCATTGATGTGTCACTAACAGCCAAAGAATTCGAAACCAAAATGAATCAATGGGTTGATCATCACTATCACCATTCGACTCACAGCGGGATTAAATGCACTCCATTTGAGCAATACACACGCCATAAGCAATCTATACGCCGCGTATCAAGTGAGCGCGTGCTTGACGTACTTCTTAGTCCGGTACCAGGTAACGGTTTTAGAACTGTTACTAAATCAAACGGCATCAGCATTGAAGGTGGTAGCTATATTCACGCGGAACTAGGTGCCTATATTGGGGATCGTGTTTTCTGTCGCTGGAATCCGCAAGACGTTGGCAAGATATTTGTCTTTCATGCACTACATGGGCACTTCATTTGTGAAGCTGTTAACCCAGAAATTGCAGGTCAAGACATCACCATGGCTCACGCGATGGAAGCCAAAAAAATCCAACGTGCACAGCTCACTGAGCAACGTCGTCACTTCAAATCACTTGCTAAAAAGCATGATGTCAGTGACGCAGCTCAAACGTACCTTGATTACCGCACAAGCCAAACAGGCGGTTTAAGTGCATTTCCAAAAGCATCGACCACCGTTGAAACCTCAGCGACCAAAGGAGCTGAAAGCGCAATTGATAGCCAAGTTGAATCTGGTTACAGCAAAGAGCGCTTATCAGAGTTTGAACAGCGCCGTAAGCAACTGCAAGACATGCACGATTTAGAAAACAGCTCATCAGAGCCGGTTTTCAACAATGACCATCACAAAGCGCGCTATTTAACTGAGCGCCAATTGCAAGCACCACTTTCCGCAACCGAAGCCGCATGGCTTTCCCAATATCGTCGCGACCATACCGCTGCAGCGCGTCTATTGGATCAACTCATCAACCCAGCAGCACAAACTAAATAGAGAGAAAAATATGAAATCTACTACAGCTCGTACAAAAAACATTTTAGCCGCGTTCGATGCATACCAGAATGTTGCAGAGGCTGCGATGGACGGTACGCCAGCAATGGGCATGTTTTCAGGCAAAGCTGGCCTAGGCAAAACAACAGCCGGAGCATGGTTGTTTAGCCACGCGGACGGCATCTTAGTCAGATGTTTAAAAGCCGACACGCTTGGCACATTCTTAGAGCGCTTAGCTTTAGATTTGGGACTTGAAGCGCGCAGTCGACGTGCTGACATGCTCAATTTTATTGTCCGTGAATTAGCGTTTCAAAATAAACCGGTATTCATTGATGAAGCTGACTATCTCGCCGAGAAAGTACCGGTTTTAGAAACACTGCGTGACATCTATGACCTAGCAAATGTCCCGATTATTTTGATCGGTTACGAGCAGCTGCCAAAGAAAATTAAACGCTTACCACAGTTACTTAGCCGTATCAGTCAGCACGTTGAATTTAAACCAGCAGACCTAGAGGACATCACCATCATGGCGAATGACCTAGTCGAAAACTGCACTATCGACCAAGCCTTATTAGAGCAGCTCCTAAAAGCATCGAAAGGCAACTTTCGTCGCATCACAGTTGGGCTTGGCTACATCGAAAAATTCTGTCGCAGCAACAGCATCAGCAATATAAGTCAAAGCCAATGGGCTGACCGTCCTTTCTTCCCAGCGGGGGAATTTTAATCCATGGCACAAACACTCAGCCAGCGTAGTTGGGAGTGGATTAAAAACCGTGGCGAATTCGGCAGTAAGGATTTGTCACGTGATATGGATATCACTTTAAAACAAGCTCAGATGATCATAAGCCACTTAACAAAACTCGGTGCAATTACGTCATTGCGCCGAGGCTACAACGGCGCAGTTTATGCGCCAGTTGAAGGGGTTACACCTCATCTGCCCGGTAAAAACGCTACGAGCCCACGCAAGGTATGTATTCGCCAGCGCGTTTGGCAAGCCATGCGCTTTTACCAAACCTTCACAATCGCCGACATCATGGCCGCCGCTGAATGCTCTAAAAGCAGCGTCGAACGATACATCAGCGATTTACGTCGCTACAAATATGTAGCCGTAGTCAGAAGGCAGAACGTTCGCTCGCCTATGGCCAAACGCCGTGGGCACCAAAATCGCTATTTATTGCTGGTAAACACTGGGCATAAATACCCGGTCATGAGTGCCAAAGGATTACGCGATCAAAATCGTAACGAATTGGTTCCTTTGCCAGCTGAAAAAATCGAAAAGGAAATCGAAAAATGCACTGGTTAGAACTGCTCAATTTGAAAGTGGCCCAGTTTGGCCGCCGTCAAGTTGAAGACGAAACGGGAATGAGTAAAACGACTTTGTCACAGGTACTTAACCAAAAGTATCCAGGCAACTTAGAAAACATCGAAGCCAAGGTATTAAGCGCGTACACAAACATCAGTGTTATGTGCCCTGTACTTGGTGAGATTGCAGTTAAGCGCTGCAATGCCGAGCAGATAAAGCCGTTTTCTTTTTCTAATCCGCAACGCGTCAAATTGTTTCGAGCTTGCTCAAACTGTCCACATCGTACAAACCAACAGCGGGGTTAAAAACTATGACTAATCGTTTTACCAACACGTTTAGGGACCGAGTCGTAAAAGCGGGTAAAGCTCTAGACCATTTAGACAAGCTAGGCTGCGCCATTGTTGGCATGAGCATAGCGGACAAGGGAAGCGTCATTGACATCCTTCCTCCGCCTAAAGGGTTAAAGGGCACTTACATACATGTAATTGGCAATGCAACAGGTCGTCACTACAACATGCAGACACGTGTTCACGGCTGCACTGTTCAATGGCAAACCGACACAAACATCAACTAAGGAACCACCATGCAAACAACCACAAAACGCATTATTGATACCGTACATGAACTAGCCAGCGTCAAGCCCGTGAACGGTTTCATACTTGATGAACACGGCAACATGAACAAACTTGAAAACGTCAAAGAGCATGAACTGCTGCGAGACCAACTTGTGCGTGAAATGTCGCGTGAAGCCGCTGCCCTAGCAGATGAAATTCAAGCGTTGAAAACAAAGTTTGCCAAACGCTTCGAGCAGCACATCAATACCCTCAGCGACCTTTACGAAGTCAAAGTCGGCGGTAAAAAAGGCAATGTGAAGTTATTAAGCTATGACAAAAAGCTTCGCATTGAACGCTCTAAGCAAGACCGACTCACTACAAATGAACACATGGTTGTCGCAACGCAGTTAGTCGACCAATGCCTAGCAGGCTGGTCAAAAGGTTCTAACCGCAATCTTCAGGCGTTCGTTCGCAAATACTTTCGCACCGATGCTAAAGGCAATTACAACATTGCTGACTTGCAGCGCGTTAGAAAGCTCAAGCTCGACACCCCAGACGAACTCTGGGAAAAGGCCATGCAAGCCCTAGATAACGCCATTGAGTACGACTTTACCACCACTTATTTCCGCGCGTTCTACCGCGAAGATGATGGCCAATACGTGCAAATTCCGCTCGACATAGCCAAAGCCTAACCCCCCTTTAACGCCCTTTTAAAAGGGCGTTAATCAAAACGTGTTCAACGAGCACTTTTTGATTAACTAACAAAGGAGATGACCATGGGTATTTTAGTATTTGTATTAGTGTTTTGTGCACTTGGTGCTGCACATTTCGGCCACATCGGCTTCGCGTTCGCGCTCGCCTACTGCGTCTGTTTGGTGTTAGTGGCTGCTTTTCTTAAAGGCGCAAACCAATGAGTAAGCCTCTAATTGCAAAAATTCATATAGCCAAAAATCAGTTAGGGCTAGACGACGACACTTATCGTCAAGCACTAGCCACGGCAACAAACGGCAAAACCAGTTGCGCAAACATGAACGCAAATGAGCTTCAAACTGTGCTAGACGCATTTAAAGCCAGAGGGTTTAAACCCAAAAAAGCTAAAACTACCCGCCGTTTATCGCCAAAAGGCGGTAAAGCCAAAGTGCCTGAGATAGATAAAATTCGTGCTATCTGGATAACCATGGCTAACCACGGTTTTGTACGTGACAGCTCAGAAGATGCGCTTGATGCATACACCAAGCGCATGTCTGCAAAACTCAACAAGGGTGAAGGCGTTGATGCTGTCAAATGGCTGAATGCATTTTTAGCCAGCAAAGTGCTGGAAATGCTTAAGCAGTGGCACAAACGCGAACTCTTAAAATGGTTAGTAGCCAATGGCCATGAGCGCACAAACGATATCCCCGTTTACAAACTCACCTATGAAGGGCTCGTTTGGCTGTTCGAAAGTGTCAACAGCGAGGCCCGTGCTAAATGAAGTTAGGTCGCTGTCCCGTTTGTCACCACCACGTCAATCTTGAAGCCGTCGCCCAAGACGAAGCCGCCCGAGAAATGATGGCAGTGGTTGCACGCTTAACCCCAGCTATTGCAACCAGCTGCCTGAGCTACTTAGGCCTGTTTCGCCCGTTTAAATCCGATTTAAACAATGGTCGAGCCCTGCGTTTACTCACCGAAGTACTCGACATGACCAATAACACACAGGCGCTATGCCAAGCGCTTGACCAAACCGTCAGCAACATTGCAAACAGTCGCAATGAAAGCGGAGACACCAAGCCCTTAAGTAATCACAAATATTTGACGAAAGTTTTAACCAGTATCCAAGGATGGGACACAAACACAGGAATGCAGACCAATGCAATCGCCACAAGACCTCATTCAAATAGCAAATCGGCAGTTAGCTCAGCCATCCTCGACATCGAGGGAACCGACTGGGCAAACAGCCCCGAATCATGATGCGCAACTTGTTAACCAGGCATTCGGACAAATGAAACTCATTTTCGGCAGAAAATACGCCAGTCGATTTGGCTCAGACAATGAAGTCAACGCAACCAAACGCATGTGGCTAATGGCATTTCAACAACAACGTATTACGGCTGGGCAAGTCGCCACCGCAATACGTGAAATCATCGCTACTGGAATTGATTGGCCACCCGAGCTGCCCGAATTTTTACAGCTTTGTAATAACGCAAAAGCACTGGGCATTCCCACGTTCGACGAAACCCTAAAGGCCATAGTTGACCGCCACGGTAAATACCGAACCAACCCAGATTACGTATTCAAAAGCCAGTTCATCGCCGTCATTAATCAGCGCTGCGGTAAGCAATGCCTGCAAGAAGTGGCCAAAAGCTTTGAGAAACGTCTACGCGGAGAATACAAAAAAGCCGTGTTCGAACACAAAACCGGCACCCTGCCAGCAATATTGCCCGCCTTGCCGGTACCTGAAATGCCCCATGCAAGTAAAGGATACAAAGCTAAAAAGGATGATCCTCTCATTAATCGACTAAATGCAATTCGCAAAGCAAGACAGGATCGCAATCATGACTAAAAAAACTGAACAGCAAGGGTTTGAATTTAGCGACGACTTTGACCAACTGCTTGAACACCTACCCGAAATGGCCAGCGACAAAGTCAATGCCGCCAAACGCTATAAAGAACACCTATGGGACTTGGTGCAAATCGTCGAACGCCGTTTACAAAAGCAAGGCATTAACGACGACCATGCCTATCAGCTTAGCTGCGCCATCATTGCAGAGATAGCCCATTACGAAGGCGGCGAGTGTCGTTACCTGCCCCGTGGCGACAGGCTAAAACAAGAGTTGCGAGACATTCACATGTTTAAGTTGTGGCACTCAAAAGGCTGGCCAGTTGAAAAAGTCCGCAATGAGTTTTGCCCAGAGCTGAACCAAATAGAGGTATATAAAATTTTACGCGTAAAACGCCAGGCACATCTGGCAAAAATTCAACCCAAACTAATATAGGTAAAGACCATGAACGAAAAAGAAGTCGCAACAATTGATGCATACATACCCGCCGCCCATCTAATGGTGCAAGCGAGGGATTGTACCGATACGTTAAATGAAGCCGTAGAATGGGTTAAAGAGAGAAATAGCAGTTTCAGTCCCGCTTATTTAAGGCTTTTGTGGGTAGGCGTAAATGCCCAGTGTTTATCACATGAAAACCGCAACGTTGATGTGTCGTGTACACACCCAGATTACGAACTCGAAGAAATGCGCTTGAGCCAACTCGAACGCCAATCCCCTTTGCTATGCAAATTGGTCGACGAACTGACCGAGAACGTTGAGCAAGACGATACCGAAGCACGGCTTTGGCTCGGTACCAAATTAATTAACGGCCAGCGCTGCCAAGTCCAATTGGTTGTTACCCCAATTGATTCACACTTCGTAGATGAAGACTAATGAAAAAAGAAGCCGTTTCTGGTTTTGACCTTGATTTGGCGCTCGCAATTATCTGCGCCATATCACCGCCAGAGCAAACTTGGACGCTCCCTGACATCGCAGATGTCTGCGGTTGCTCTATCAGCCGTATATGGAAAATAGAGCAAACCGCATTAAGCAAAGCCCGTAATCGCGCTTATCGAAAAAATTATCAAGTACTACTAGAGGAATAACGCTACATGTTCGACTTTTTAAACGCTGCTACCCTGACTGAAACCGACTTCAATGACGAAACCGAATACGTCTTACCAGGCTTTTTGGCTAAAAATATGATCACCATGATTTACGCTGACGGCGGCAACGGCAAATCATGGTTAGCATTGGGCCTTGCCCAATACTGCGCTAGCTTATACATGCCCGTCATCTATCTCGATTTTGATAACCCGTTAACCGTATTGCGCGACAGAGGTGTAAATGAAAAGCTGGTCGCTAAGTTCCCTAACCTGCAATATGTTCAGCGCTCCAAATCAGAATTAAGCCCATTTGACTTGCTTACAGCGCTATCCAGTCGAGCAACTGCCAATGCGTTCGAAGGTCGAGTTTTTATCATTGATTCATTGCGCAACTTCGGTGACGTAAATAACGACGCCAAAATCATGCTCGTCATGGACATGCTGATGAACATACGTGAAGCGGGCGCAACCATTGTTGTGCTGCATCACTCAAACAAAGATGGCCGCAATTACCAAGGCAGTAACAATATTCGCAACAGTGTCGATAACATGTTCCGCTTAAAAAAGCTTGAGCTATCTAGCGGTATTGGCACACTGCTCAGCGCAGTAAAAGAACGCTGCGCGATTGACGATAAAGCATTCGACATTTGCCCAAACACCCTAACCCTCACCGAGCGAGACTTAGTTGAAGCAAAATCAACTGAGGAAGACTTAGAGTTTATCGACCTAGTCAAAGCCGCACTTACCGCCGCACCAGGTTTAAACAAGACCGCAGTGCTTGAAGCAGCTGGCGCTAGCAAAGACGATAAGACTGCACGAGCGAGGCTCGACAAGTACGATGGCGTTTATTGGAACTCAAAGAAAAACCACACTCGTATCGTTTATCAGTTGTCATAGTTGTAAGGGTTGTAAGCAATGAAAAATGAAAAGCAACTTATCATCCCTTTGGTACAAAGTTTAGAATCCGAAAGTGACGTGCGCGACGTACTGGCATTTACCCAGATAAGAAGTGAAGCCATGATAAACGCATTGCTGTATCACTTGGTTGAAGGTGCATCATCAAAAGCGGCGTGCATGCGCTTCGATGTAAAACAACAGAATTTCAGTCGTGACCTCAAGAAACTCAACTTAATGAATACCAAACTTATAAATAAAACATCAAAAAAGTGATGTAAGTAAAAACATCACCTAGGCCACGGATGGACTAGACAACGATTACAACTTTTACAACGCATTGAGCTAAAAACTCAAACTGGAAATTTGACACAAATTCAAAACAGGCATACAGTCCGCTGGTCAGAGGCGTCGAAACCTCAAAGCTAAGCCGGACAAATCCAACCCCGTCAGTGTTGGTATTTTTATGCCTGTTATTTCTCGCCATAGTTTTCTATGTCGGGAGGGCGACGAATACAACACCCTTCGGGGAAATAAGTCCGCGGCTGCTTAGCGCCGTTTCGAACCTCCTGACACCCCTTTAATTCGAAAAAAAGCTAAGGAGACCATTATGGTTAATACACTTCCAGACGTGGACTTGCGCCACTATATCGCCATTGAAAACAACCAGCTAATCACTCAGTCGACCCGTATCGCAGAGGTGTTCAATAAAGAGCATAGAAATGTTTTAAGGAGCATACGGTCACTTGATTGCTCTGATTATTTTAACGCGCTCAATTTTGAGCGCGTTAAATACAAAGACCCAAAAGGTGAAATGCGTGAAATGTACAATGTCACCAAAGACGGCTTTATGTTTTTGGTGATGGGCTTTACCGGCAAACAAGCCGCCGCGATTAAAGAAGCCTACATTAATGCCTTTAATGCCATGGCCGAACAGATAGCAGCCCCCAATAGCCATGTAGACATACCCGCACTGCAAAACACTAATCAGGCATTGCAATCAGAACTGCTCACCCTGTATCGCGACCAAGTCACCGTACTGAAAGCCTCGCTTAGGCGTAAAGCACGCAGAGCAACCAAAAGGCCAGCGAACCCGCCCTTATCGCAAATACAGCAGCAAGCGTACATCGCCGAAAAGCAGCAAGGGTTTATTGTGGCGGTACGCAGCGTCATACAGCAGCACCCCAGTATCAACAAAACAAACCTACTAGCAAAAGCCGGTTACACAAAAGATGATAAAACAGCACGCGCATGGCTGGCAGAATTCGAAGGCATACACTGGCACTGTCAGTATGTTGCTGGGGCGTATGCGTATTATCTAAAAGGAGTTAGCCATGAATAAACATAACATTATCGACGAACTGAGCACCCTAACCACCTGCCAATCTGTATTAGCAGAACTATTGGGAGAGGTGCCAGAGGGGATGTGTTCAACTAAAAACTTGGCTATTTTAGTAGGCTATTTGCAAACCCAGCAGGAGCGGCTGGTAAGTCAATTTGCCGATTGTTAACGTTTAGCCCGCACATGCGGGCTTTTTTTTGCCTGTTTATCACGTTTAAATTTGACCCCGCCCCCGTTTTGATCCACGATCCTTTTGATTGACCCTACCTCACAAAAACCCTAGCCCACACTAAACACAACCTGCGTTACCCGCCACTAAGATGGCGGCATGAACCAAGAAAATCGCACATACCATTATGGTGTAACCAGCCACCGAAACGCAGTTGACCTCGCCATGCGGGTTTGCACGGTACTAGGCCATGGGCGTTTGCTTAGCGCACCGCACCTCTTGCTTGAAACCGCGGGGGTTGAAACCAATTTAGGCACCTTCGTTGACCCCACGCCCGGCTATGCTGGTTTCGGGTTAACCCAAGGCGACCCAATTGGCGTGAAAGACGTGGCTGCACGCACTCGCTACGACGACATTAAGCTGATACGCAATTGCTTTTTGTTTGACCTACGTGAACTCAAACCGATTGACCTTGAGAACGACCCATTAAAAGCCATGGTGTTTACCCGCTGCTTTTACAAACTCATTCCTGATGAAATCCCCGCTGACCTTGCAGGCCGTGCCCAGTACTGGAAAACCTACTACAACACAAAATTCGGCAAAGGCACGGTTAACGACTACATCAAAAAAGCCCAGCTATACGTGTATGGAGGGCCTTATGGCTGTCAGTAAGTGGAACCAAGAATGGTACGACAAAGGCCGTGCGCAAAGGTTAGCCGAGCAACTCAAAGCGCATCAAACAAAAACCAGTGTGCATTTGCCCCTTGCCACCCATCACGCCACCGCATTCAGCTTTTGGCGCAAAGGCTGGAACAGCGTCACATTGGATGAAATAAAGCAGCACATACGAGACGAAGGTAAAGCGAATAGCGTACCACTTGACTACCTAGCAAAAGCGCGCAGTACAATCAAAGGAACCACATCATGACTTCTATCATTGCAGCGTTACTCAGCGCTGGCCCATCCCTTATTCGCCTATTTGGCTCAAGTAAAGGCGGCACTACCGAATACGTCGCAGAAACCATTGCTGATGTCGTAGAGAAAGTACAAGGCAACCCAAACAGCCCTGAAAGCGCCGCGAAAGTGCAAGCAGTGGTTGACTCGCTTGACCCCACCGAAGTCATACAATTAAAAATTGGCCTTGAAAAGGTAGCAGCCGAGCGTGAAAAAGCCGTATTAGATCACGACTTAGGCATGCACCAAGCGCAGCAACAGACCCTGCAAAGCAAGGATATTAAAGGCGTGCGCCCCGCTATTGCTAACCGCCATAGCTGGTTCACGGTTATTTACATTGTCATATTCGAGTTACTGGCCACGTTTGACAAAGGCACAGGTGCAAACTGGGAAATCGCCATGCTGATTGCCAGCCCCACCCTTGCGTGGTTTGGCTTTAGAACATGGGACAAATTCAGCAAGCAAGGAGCAACGCAATAATGGATATCGTAGATATAGCCCAAAACTCACAACAGCGCCTGCAAGACGCCGCGTTGATGAACCACAAGCAAGCAGTGGCTACACCAACACCACCTATGAAGGTGTCAGACTCCGGCCGTGCGCTCTGCATTGATTGCGATGACGACATCACCGAACGCAGAAATATTATTCACAACGCCCAGCGCTGCACCAGCTGCCAACAAGACGTTATCAATTTGAAACACCGAGGGCGCTAGCATGGATGCGATCATTGTTCACATAACAGAAAATAAGTTCTTTTACTCAATGCTATTAATCGTCTTAGGAGCTGCCGCGCTGTGGTCTCTGAGTCGTTATTTTGCGACTAAGAAAGAGTTAATCGAACACAAAGAGTTGCTTGAGCAGCACTGGGAAGCCAACAACATTAAGTTGGAAAACCACCGCGCTGAATTTAACAACCACAAACAAAACCATTTTGCTCTGCGTGACATGGTTGTTGATATCAATAGCAATCTAAAGCACCTACCAAACGCCACGCAAACCGCGCTCATGCGCGAAGAAATGGCACTACTTCGGGGGCGACTTGAAGGTATGGAACCCCTGTTTAAAAACGTTTTAAACAACCAAAACATGCTGTTCGAAAACGAATTGCGCGGCGCACAAAGCGGAGATAAGAACTAATGGCCCTAGAGAACATCATGAACGAACACCAACGTCTGAGCATTCTGCACTGCCTTGCAGCGATGGAAAACTACAGCGCCAACAACAGCATCATACAGTCTGTATGTGCAACGTACGGCAACAGTATGACAAGCGATAAAATCGCAACGCAATTAGCTTGGCTAAAAGAGCAAGGCGCTGTCACGTTAGAGCAGCACCAAAGCTACACCGTTGCCTGCCTCACTAAGCGCGGACTTGATGTTGAAATAGGGCTCGCTTCTATGCCTGGCGTAAAACGTCCAGGGCCGCGTGTTTAGTATGTGGTGGCTTGTCTTGCTTATCCCCGCTGTCGTGTTGGCGCTTCTGGCATGGCTCATTCATAGCGTATTAAAAGAGGATAAACGCCATGGCATTTAGATTGACCGCACGTGACAGATTGATATTAAACAAGCTTTCCCACGCCCTCGTTGTGAGTGAACTTTGGAATAAAGTGTACAAGCCAATGTTAAGCAAAGAACGATTGGCCGAAATTGAGGCTGGTAAAGGTAAGTCGCTTGTTGATACATATCTCGATAGCAGCCCTGATGTAAAAGCCGTATGGAGAGCGCTGCAAAAAGAAATGCCAAAAGTCCATAAGGCACTTTTGTCTGAGTTTGAAGCTGATAGAGAAGCCCAAAAAAAGGCCGCAATAAATGAGCGATAAAAAAACCAGAGGCAAGCCCAGCAAAATAGACCAGCTGCCTGAAGACATTAAAGCAGAGTTGGTTGAGCTGCTGCGCGACTCATCGGTTACCCAAACGCACGTACTTGAAAAAGTCAATGCACTCATCGAAGCCGCTGGCCTACCTGAAGATGAAAAGCTCAGCCGCAGTGGCTTAAACCGCTATGCCACCCGTATGACTACGGTTGGTGGGCGCATTCAAGAAGCGCGCGAAGTGTCAAAAATGTGGGTTAACCAGCTGGGCAATAAGCCCACTGGCGAAGTATCCATGGTGCTGATTGAAATGGTACGCACATTGGCGTTCGACCAAGTACTGCAGCTCAGCGAATCAGGCGAACCCGTACAGCCTAAGTTCATCAAAGAATTAGCCATTGGTGTTGAGAAGCTAGAAAAAGCCGCCAGTGAATCAACCAAGCGTGAAAAAGAAATTCGTAAGACAATGGCCGAGGAGGCTGCAGAGCAAGCCGCTACTATCGCCAGTTCACAGGGCATGACCGCTGAAGGTGTTAATTTAATTAAGCGCCAAATACTCGGTATAGCGTAATGAAGTTAAGACCAGAGGCCCCCAAGCAAGCAGCGATAGCCCCAGAAGTAAAGCTGTCTAAGTATCAACTGGCAGTTGAACAAACTGATCGCTTAGAAATGCGGTTTGGCCTACCTACGTTTATCCCCTTTGATCCAGAAGAGCTATTGCTTGGCTACCAGAAACGCTGGGTAGCCGATGACTCGCCACTCAAAATTGCTGAAAAATCACGTCGAACGGGTATCACCTGGGCAGAGGCCGCTGACGCCGTATTGACCGCCAGTCGTACCAAAGCGGCTCAGGGTACCAACCACTTTTATGTGGGCAGCAACAAAGAAATGGCCCGCGAGTTTATCGACGCTGCCGCCATGTGGGCTAAAGCCTTCAACAAAGCCGCTGGTGATATACAAGAAGAGGTTTTTGTTGACGACGGCCAAGAAGGCAAAGAGATATTAACCTTTGTTATTCACTTCGCCTCTGGCTTTAAAATTCAAGCGCTCAGCTCTAAGCCCTCTAACCTGCGTGGCATGCAGGGTAACGTCACCATAGATGAAGCGGCATTTCATGAGCACCTAGCCGAAGTACTCAAAGCCGCATTAGCATTGACAATGTGGGGCGCAAAGATTCGTCTCATCAGTACGCACAACGGCGACGGCAACCAATTTAATCAACTTATAGAAGACAGCCGAGCAGGCAAAAAGCGCTATAGCGTTCATCGTATTACGCTAGATGATGCCTGTGCCGAAGGCTTATATCAGCGTATCTGCCAGGTGCGCGGTATAGAGTGGTCACAAGCCGACGAAGACGAGTGGAAAGCAGGGCTACTAAAAGACACTGCAAGCGAAGAGGATGCACTAGAAGAATACTGCTGCGTACCAAAATCAGGCGGCGGTGCGTACCTTAACCGCGCCATTATCACCAAGGCCATGCGCCCAGAATGTGAAGTTATTCGCCTTAAGAAAGACAACGCCTGGAACACCATGGCCGAGCACTTGCGCGAAGCCGATATAAAAGACTGGTGCAATGAAGTACTCAAGCCATGGTTAGAGCAGCTCAGTCCAGAGCGTCGCCACTGCCTAGGGGAAGATTTCGCCCGCAAAGGCGATTTGACGTGTCTTTGGGTAGGCCAGATAGCACAAGATTTATCGCTGCATGTGCCAATCGCGATTGAGCTTAAAAACATTCCTTATCGGCAACAAGAGCAAATTCTATTTTACTTGATTGACCGCCTGCCCCGTTTTGTTGGTGCACAAATGGATGCTACCGGCAACGGCGACTATCTAGCCGAACAAGCCGTTGAGCGATACGGCGTTGGCTTAGTCGAGGCAGTAAATATAACTGAGTCTTGGTATCGCGAAAACATGCCACGCATGAAAGCACACTTCGAAGATTTCACGATCACCATTCCCAAAGATGCAGACATCATGGACGACCTGCGCGCCCTTCAGATAAACACTCGGGGCGTACCATGCGTGCCAAACGGTAAAACAGACCAAGCTAAAGACCGCCACGGCGACAGTGCCGTAGCTTGCTGCATGATGGTCGCGGCAGCGAATATGGACGGCAGCGAAATAGCATTTACCGCTATACCCAGCAAATCAGACCGCTGGGACCCCAGACACAATGATGATTCACCTAACTTCAAATCAGGCTGCTACTAAATGGAAACGTTAGAAGTAAACGGCACTCGTTACAGAGTGCGCAATAAAGACCTTGTGACTAAACAAAGCGACGAAAGCCCCCGCGTTGTTCAGATGCGCCGTGAATTCGCCGAACACCCAAGTAGCGGTTTAGATCCCTCTCGTCTCGCTCAGATAATGCAAAATGCCGAGCATGGCAACCTAATAGACCAATGCTATTTGGCTGAAGATGTCGAAGAGAAAGACGGCCATATTTATGCTGAACTGTTCAAGCGTAAAGCCTGCTTATCTGCTGTGCCATTTGAAATACAGCCGCCACAAAATGCCAGTGCACAAGAACAAAAAGACGCCAACGACATTGAGCAAATACTGCGTGACACAGAAAACTGGCACGACATCATTTTCAATATGGCAGATGGCATACTAAAGGGTTTTAGCAATACCGAATTCGATTGGGGCCAATACCAGAGTTATCGTATACCGCAAAATTTTGAGCATATCCCCGCAACCTTCTTTCAGTTAAAGCAAGACGACCAGCGCGAAATCGTGCTGCGTGACCAAACTGGCATGGGTGAACCACTTAGAGCACTGAACTGGATACAGCACAAACACGCCGCCAAAAGCGGCTACCCTGCTCGTGGTGGTCTTGTGCGTCAGTTAGCGTGGCCTTTTATCTTCAAAAATTATTCAGTGCGAGACCTAGCAGAGTTTCTTGAAATCTATGGCATTCCAATTCGTATTGGTAAGTACCCAAGCGGCGCAACTGATCGTGAGAAAAGCGATTTAATGCAAGCCGTGTTAAGCGTAGGCCATAATGCGGGCGGCATCATGCCAAAAGGCATGGAGCTTGATTTTCATGATGCCGCAAAAGGCGGTGGCTCTGACCCATTCATGACCATGATGGGCTGGTGTGAGCGAACTCAGTCAAAAGCTATTTTGGGCCAAACCCTTACAGCCGAAGCGGGGAACGTGGGCAGTCAGGCTCTGGGCAATGTGCACAATGAAGTGCGTATCGAAATACGTGATCATGATCTTGCGCAAATTCGCAGTACGCTTAATCGCGATTTAATTTTGCCTATGTACATGCTCAACGGCAAAAGCTACACAGGCGACCCCAGACGTAAACCACGCCTAGTCTTTGACACACAAGAACCAGAAGATTTAAAACTGTGGAGTGAGGCAATCCCTAAACTCGTCGATATCGGCGTGCAAGTGCCACGCAGTTACGCACAAGACAAACTACGCATACCGACCCCAGAGGGTGACGAGCCACTATTGGGTAAAGCTCCAGAGCCTGCCCCCATCACCAAGATTGAACCGCCCAAACCCAGTGCAGCCCTTAAGCACGCGCTCGCCGCGCTTAAAGCAACCCATATCGACGATGACACCGACGGAGCTGATGTTTTAACAAAACGCTTAAAGCGCGAAGTCGCCCCAGCGTTCAATAAAATCATGTCGCCTATTGAAGAGCTGGTAAACAATGCTCAATCATTGCCAGAGCTGCTTGAACAACTGCTTGAATTAGAAGACACACTCGACAGCACAGAGTTCGAGTCAGTGATGGGCCAAGCGCTAGCCGCCGCTGAACTCGCAGGTCGCTATGATGTGAACGAGGGCGAATAATGTGGTTTGCTCAGTGTGTTTGGAATTGGATTGTCGTGCCTATTGTGATCATCATTATCGTTGGCTGCATCATTGTTGATGCGCTAACGCATCGTATTAAGCGGGGCCGTATCAAGTGAGCACCGCACAATACGGCTCGCTTAAATTCAACGAAGCGATATCGTTTTTCAAAAACAAAGTTGATTTGCCTAGCGAACGCTGGGCTGATGTATGGCGAGACCAACACAATTTAGCCTTCACTGTAGCAGGGGCCACAAAAACAGACTTGCTCGCTGACATGCGAAAAATTGTTGATGCGTCTATCGCCGAAGGTAAGAGTTTAAAGTGGTTTCAAAGCGAGTTTAAACACCTGGTTAAAAAGTACGGCTGGGACCACACAGGCACTGCCCCATGGCGTGCAAATATTATTTACAGTACAAACATGCGCCAAAGCTACAATGCGGGGCGCTATGCGCAGCTGCAGAACTTTGAGTTTTGGCGATACAAACACGGTGACAGCCGATACCCGCGCCCAGACCATGCCGCCAAAGACGGTGTTATTTTGCCAAAAGACAGCCCGTTCTGGCAGGTGTGGTTCCCGCAAAACGGCTGGGGTTGTAAGTGCAAAGTATTTGGTGAATCTGCCAGAAGCATGAAGCGCCGCGGCCTAAAAGTCAGTAAAGAGCCCATTATTGAAACCCGTGAATGGGTAGACAAAGCAACGGGCCAAGTACACCAAGTGCCCAAGGGCATTGACCCCGGCTTTGATTATGCACCTGGTAAAGTTGACCAGGTCACAAAGTTGAAAACGCAGCGCGCTGACACACCGCCGCTAGCGGAACGATTGCCCGAACGCATGGTGCCCACGGCATTCTCAACATTACCAGGTGCAGATGTTCACGGGCTGAATCGCGTACTATCAACCATGGCTGAGAAGCGGCCAGAACTCATTCAAGTTGGCAAGTTTGTCAAAGACCACGACATTAAAACGTTGTTTCTGAAGCCCAGTGAAATCACATTGCGCAGTAAAAAACACAGTGCTCTCGCGGGGCCAGTCACAGAGTACTTAGGCGTGCCGCTTAATGTTGCACGTCACATGTGGCCCGTCCCTCCCGCAACCGCAAAGCGCGCAAATGGCTATACATCTAAGTCATGGGATCACATGGTGGTAAAAATTAAAAGCGGGGCATCGTTTAGTCGAGTCACTAACACAGATGAATTGTTAAATGCAGCCGAAGCCGTTATTAACGCTCATGAATTGGGCAAGCCGATGTGGTCGGTATCTCAAGTCGTGCGTGACTACGCAAGCAGTAAAGACAATGGCGGCGCGATTATAACGTGGCTACATGAACTAGGACATCAAGTACATTTCAAAGCCCTCGACAAAGGCATGCAAACGCCAGGTAAGCAAATTGCTATCACGCGCTATAGCGAGCAAAATACATGGGAATGGCACGCAGAGCATTTTGTCATGTGGGCATTAGCTCGCCCGACCCTACTTGAAAAACACCCAGATATTGCACAGTACTTTGACGAACTAATGGACGGCATAAATGAATGACATATTAAGTAAAGCGCTAGACGCGCATCAGCCAGACAGCGAGCAGCTGCTTGAAGCGCTGGAGGTATTAAGCCAATCCGGTACCGCCGAAGAAAAGCAATCGCGCTTGATTGAATTAGCAGATGATGCTCCGGAACATGAGCAAATAAAGTTTGATGAACTTTCAGAGGCCGTAGCTAGAGAGCAATTAGATGGCAGGTAGTTTCATCAAAGTTGAACTGACGAATGAAAAGCCGTTACTCAACTTGCTAACATCGTATATCAAGCAGGGGCAAAGCCTTGAGCCCGCCCTCGCCGAAATAGGTGAATATCTAATTGAATCACACCAAGAGCGCTTTACGTTAGAAGTTGCCCCTGACGGCACACCGTGGGAGCCATTATCACCCAAGACGATAAAGCACAAAAATGGAGATGATAGGATTTTGCAAGCCAGCGATACCATGCGTGACCAGCTTGCCTATCAACTCGGAAGTAATGAATTAGAATTTGGCAGTAACTTAGAATATGCCGCAACGCATCAATTCGGCCGTGAAGAAGACGGCATAGTCGCCCGCCCGTTTATTGGTTTAGCAACGGGCCAATGGAACGATGTTGACGAGATAGTTTTGATCCTGCAAGACCATTTATCTGAGAATTAAACAAAAACGCCTGTACGCGATTCTAAGCTGCTTAAATACTTGCTACCCTACTATGACGTATCATTAAATCATTTAAACGATTCTGGAATGATTTAAACAAGCTGCGTGATATTGCATTCATCCTATTTTAACTCCATTGGCGTTCGCGCCCCCAAATCGCACAATTACCCCTAACTCAGACTAAACCCACCGAACCAGCTCTCTCGTCATACTGGGGGCTATGAAGAAATCTACACTCACTTTTGCCCTAGCGGCCCTAAATGCTAACCAAAGCGAACAACCGCTGGGGATTGCTGCCTGCTCTTTTGATATTCAGTTAGAACAGCCATGGCAACAGATTTTACCTGGTAGTGATTTTGCCGCGTACGATGGCCGCCCGTTTGAAGTGCCCGGTAATAAATGGCGCATTGATAATGAAACGGGTGAATCTCTAGCCGCCACCCTCAACACCCGAGCTCAGTCTGGCCAAAAGCTATTATTTGATTACGACCATCAAACACTACTCACCAAAGAAAACGGCCAAAAGGCACCTGCCAGTGGTCGCGGTGAAAAGTTTGAGTGGCGCACTGGTGAGGGGTTGTTTGTTCAGTTGAAGTTCACACCCGCTGCACGTGAGCACGTAAAGAATGAAGAGTTCGCGTTCTACTCCCCCGTAGTCATTTATGAAAAATCCACAGGCCAAGTGCTCGATTTGCACAGCGTGGCCTTAACCAACGACCCAGCCATTAAAGGCATGGCTCAGGCCGCTGCTTTACATGCAACCCCAACTGTTCACAACACTAACCCGGAGAAAACCATGAACGAAGCCCTCGCTCTACTGTTTGGCCTATTAGGCATAAACGTTGATACAAATGTCGACATCGATGCCGCGCCATTGCGTAGTTTGCTAACGACCGACGATGCGAAAACTAAAATTGCAGCGTTAAAGGCGAAAGTTGATTCACCCAACGAAAGTGAAACTGAAATTGCAGCGCTGACAGCAAAAGTAGCAGAGCTGCAAAAAGGCATTAGCTTGTCTGACTATGTACCTGCTGCCACTTATGCAGCTGTTATCACTGAAATGGCTGCACTTAAAGCCAATCACGAAACCGTTACTGTGGGGCAAGTAATTGAGCAAGCCCAGAAAGACGGCAAGTTCATCGCCCAAGCAGAGCTGAATTACTTAAAAGATTTGGGCAATGCAAACCTAGCCGCATTAAAAGCCAACTTAGATCAGCGCCCAGTACTTGGTGCGTTCATGGGTAAGCAGACCACTGAAAGTAAAAACCCTGGCGAACCTGATGCAAATGCGCAGGCAGCATTGAGTGCTGACCAAACGTTAATTGCTAATCAACTGGGCATCAGCCACGAAGATTACGCGAAAACCCTGCAGGCCGAACAAGCCTAAGTCCGACTTAACCCTTTACTCATTTAACACGCCAACTCGCTTGGCACAGGAGAACGAAAAATGGCAATTGTTAACTCATCGGTGTTAAACGCCATCCGCACCGGATTTCGCAAAAACTTTGAAGACGGCAAAGTCAAAGGCGAGCCCATGTATAACGCAGTCGCAACCGTTGTGCCATCCACCACTAAATCGAACACGTATGGCTGGTTAGGACAATGGCCGGGTTTCAGTGAGTGGGTTGGTGATAGACAACTTAAGTCAATCAAAGAGCACAGCTATGCAATCGTCAATAAAGATTACGAGTCGACAGTCGCTGTTGCCCGCAATGACATCGAAGACGATAGCCTTGGTGTGTACGCGCCAATGATGGAAGAAATGGGCTATGCCTCTTCTGTATTCCCAGATGAATTGGTCTTTCCGTTACTAAAAGCAGGCTTTGCTACCACGTGCTATGACGGACAGTACTACTTCGATACTGATCACCCAGTCAATGCTGAGGTCGATGGCAGCGGTGCAGATACATCATTCTCAAACGTGATTGTTGATGGAGCCTATACGGGTGATGCGTGGTATTTGATGGATACAAGCCGCAGCTTGAAGCCAATCATTTTGCAAGAACGCAAGGGCATGCAGTTTGTCGCCATGGACAACCCTAACGATGAATCAGTCTTCATGCGCAAAGAATTCCGCTACGGCGTTGATTGTCGCTGCAATGTGGGATTTGGCTTCTGGCAAATGGCTGTCGGCGTGAAGAAAAAGCTTGATTACCAAACTGTTTGGGACGCCATTAAATTAATGCGCACCTTCAAAGCGGACGGTGGCCGCCCGCTCGGCTTAGGCAAAAACAAGCTCACGTTGGTTGTGCCTGCAGCTGACTACCAGCTTGCTCTGCAAATCAATAACCGCGAACAAATCAGCGACGGCACTACAACAGTGAGTAACGAACTGCGCAATATGTTCAACGTTATTTCACCTGACTACCTGTAACGAAATAGTTAGGGGCTTACAACCTTTACAACTTTAACAACGTCCCGTGTTTAGCGGGGCGTTTTTAACCGGAGTTTAAAATGCATAAATCAATATTAGCTATCGTGGTGTTCGCAAGTGCAGCCACGTTTCGCCGCGCAGGTCATGGCTTCACAGACAAGGGCACCGCATTCGTTGCGGACCATTTTAGCGAGCAGCAACGTGCCGCAATCGAAGCAGAGCCACGATTGTCTGTTAAAGAAATGCCCGAAGACGCTATCCCCGATGGTGTTGACCGCGCCCCGCTTGAAATTGCTCTTGCCGCACAAACGACGCAAAAGACCGAACCTAAGAAAGCGCCGGCACAGAAAACCGCGGCGCAGAAAAAAGCGGTGCAAAACCAAGCCGAGTTAGACACAGCCGAAAAAGGCGAAGGCAAGTAACCATGTATTGCAGCGTTGATGACATGGCAAATCGATTCGACCTCGATGAGCTGATCCAATTAACGGATTCGTCAGGCTTAGGTTTGATTGATGAGCAAGTCGTCACTGCTGCCATTACTGACGCAGGCAGTGTGATTGACGGTTACCTTGGTGGCCGTTACCCGCTGCCGCTTGCAGTCGTTCCCAGTGTGTTAACCCGCATCTGTGCGAACATTGCCAGATATAACTTGTATGACAATCAAGTGACCGACGTGGTGAAACGCAATTACGAAGATGCCCTGAAATTTTTAACTGCAGTTGGCAAAGGCGATATTCGACTGGGGCTGAGCGATGACCAGCAGCAACCAGAATCAGACAGCACAATTGAGATGCAATCAGGTGGCTCAGTGTTTGCGCGAGCCCGCAGCAAAGGATTTATCTAATGCTGTTAGATGACATTCAAGAGCGAATCGCACCGTCATTTAATCGCGTTGAAGCTGCTATTAATTTGCGCGAAGTCATCAAGCAGCCCATTCACGCTAGCAATGTCGCATTCGTTGTGCCAATCGCTGAAAGACCTGCAGGCAATAGCCGAGATGTTGATGTCGGTCGTCCACTACAGGAAATCAGCATTACGTTTGGTGTCGTTATCGGCCTAAAAAGCATCAACGATCCAACTGGTGAAAAAGGCATGACAGCACTTGAAGCGCTTCGCTGTAGCTGCAGAAAAAAGCTATACGGTTATGCCCCAGCAGAGCACGACCCCATTTTACTTGCTGCTAGTGACTTAGTGGCGTTCGCTGCCAACGGTATTTGGTGGCTCGACAGATTTACAACAACCACCTGGTACCAGGGAGAAACGCAATGATCATAGTGACCAACAAAACCAGCAAACCTATTCGATGCGCCGCCATCGAATTTGCCCCTGGTGAAAGCAAATTTAAAGACGCCGATTTAAGTCCAGGCAAATTGGCTCAAGTCAAAAACCATCCATCACTTAAATACGTGAGCGTTGAAGACCGCGCAGTCGAATCAAAAGCCAAGGGAGCTAAATAATGTCGATTACTCCAGGTTACAAATCAAAACGCCGTTTCTTGCAAATGGCTCTAAAGCGCCCAGAGGATACAAAGGGCACTGACTACATTTTAAATGGTGCAACCCCTTCGGCGATTCAAACTAAAGGGCTTTCAGTTGAACCGTGGATAACAGAGACCATCAGCCGTGACTTAGACGATGGTAAGAACGGGGCCCAGCCCATTATCCACACAGGCGAAATGATAAAAATATCAGGCAGTGTCGAAATCACCGGCAGTGGCTCAGTGAATACCCCAGTCGCATTTGCCCCAGTTATTGCGATGGGGGGTTACGATGCAGTGACAGATGTTGCAACAGAAGTCAGCCACAACCGAGTGCTCAACGCTGCAGACGAGTTAGATGGGTGCTGTTATTTCCACTGGGAAGGCATGTACCACATTCTTCTTGCAGGCAAAGCAACGGTCACGACATCTGCAAAAATTGGCGAACTGGCGTACATGAACTTTGAAATGTCCGGCATTTATGGCGGCACAGTCTCAGGCGCTATTCCAGCAGGTGACTTTAGTGCATATCAAATGCCAGTCGATGTTAGCCAGGCGAATACCAGCTTTAGCTTAGACGGCCAGCTATTCAATGCGGTTGAGTTCGAAATGGCACAGAACAATACAATTGAGTACGACGAAGGCACAGAGGTGAAGCAAATCTTCATTGATGACTGGGCACCAGAAGGCAAAGTGATCATTGAGTCGCCCACACTAGACACGTTCGACCCGTTCGCAGTCGCTCGTTCCAATGTGCTATTGCCGTACGAATTTACTCACGGCACGGCTACCGCAAATATATTCAAGCAAGTATCAACCGGCGTGCAAATCATCTCAGTGGCACCAGGTGAGTACAAAGGCAAGCAAACATGGGAACTGGGACTGCGTGAAATACGCGGCAATGATTCCAAGTTAGTCACCCAATAAAAACGCCCCGGAGGGCACTCAAAGCGGGCGTGCGGATTACGCCCTTAACCAGCCACGGAAGGCCCCATTCTAAAAAGGTAATACGATGGCTTTTCAGTTAACCAAAACCCGCGTTGTGACATGGCCTGTCATATTGGCAATGCCCGTCGATGGCGGCAAAGTTCAAGAACATACTTGTACCGCTAAGTTCGAAATTATTCCTCAAGATGATTACAACTCACTCATGACAGACGACCTGAAATTTCTTGACCGGGTAGTGGTCGGTTTCGGCGACGACATTAAAGATGAGGACGGTGAACCTCTAACATTCAACAGCGAAAACAAACGTCATCTTTTCGCAAGTGCTGGATTTGTACGTCTCGGTTTTATCAATGCTTATCACGAAGCATCTGCAGGTATTGCGTCAAAAAACTCGAAGGGGCCGCTCGCTTCTGGGCGTTCGGTCCGGAAATCCCGCAAGAAGAAATAGAGGAATTAACTCAACAGATGCGAGAAATGGGCGCATCTGATGATGTTATTCAGCAGCACCTAAGCAGATTTAAGCCAGACGATACATTTGATGTGCTTGAAGAGAACTGGTCCACAGTGGAGTGGTTTTTAGAAGTGGCAAATATGTTGATTTGGGTTGGTGATTACTGCGCACGTCTCGATGTGATGTCAATTAAAGCCGATGCGGAACTATCGGAAAGAGAATTTAGCGCTGAGCAATATTCGAAACTGAAAATTATGTTTGCTGAATATTGCAGTGCGATCAACAGCAAACTAGCAAAGAGAAAGTAATGAGCGACATTGTAGTAGGTATAAAACTAAAGGCTGACGGCTCAGGCTTAGTCGGCCAGCTCACCAATGCGAAAGGGAAAGTCGTAGAGTTTGGTAACGCTACTACTGTTGCAGGAAACAAAGCCAAGAAATCCAGTAGCAATATAACCGCTATGGAAGTAGCAGGCGGTAAGCTGCTAAGTAAACTGTCAGTGCTCGGCCCTGCTTTAATTACAACATTTATATCTACGACCCTAATCAAAGGACTCGTTGATACAACCCGCCGCTTTGAAATACTTAATGCGTCACTTGTGACCGCCACTGGTAGCGCAGAGGACGCAAATAAGGTCTTTCGTGAAATTCAGCGAATTGCATCAACAACACCATATTCTGTAGAAGAAATAACCACTGCTTTTATTAAGCTAACAAACCTAGGCCTAAACCCAAGCCAAGAAGCCTTGCGCAGCTATATGAATACGGCCAGTGCAATGGGCAAAAGTTTAGATCAGTTTATTGAAGCTGTAGCAGATGCCAGTGTTGCAGAATTTGAGCGCCTAAAAGAATTTGGTATCAAAGCCAAAAATCAAGGTGACACGATCGCGTTCACCTTTCGCGGTGTAAAAACCGAAGTCGAAAATAATGCTCAAGCAATTGAAGGTTTTTTACAAAGTTTAGGTGAAACGCAATTCGGCGGCGCGATGGCACGTCAAGCCGCCACGCTGGATGGGGCAATAAGCAACCTTGGTGATAGCTGGGACGGCTTGAAATTCACCATTGCCGAAGCTGGTGTTAGTGAGCTGATGCAAGAGGGTGTTCGCGGCGTTGCCGGTGCGATTGATGAGCTAACAAATATCATCGCCAGCGGTCAACTGGGCGGGTACCTTGATGCGCTTGCTGGTCAATGGCAAGGGTGGGCTGATGATGTGACAACCGCAATTGATACTGTTGCTTCCCACATTCCACCTGAATTAGAAAGCCTATTCACGTTAATGGGCGAATACGACAACGCTTACAAAAATTTATTGCTCAATTCACTTAAGCAATATCCTGCCAACGTGCGCGCAATGATTAAAGTACTGACCGTCGAACTAGCCAGTGTAATTGATGTGGGTAGCGCTCATGCGGTTGCGTTCGGTCAAGTTATCGGTACTCAGTTAGCCTACTTACCTGATGTCGCAAAAATCTACTTAAAGTCGTTTGCTAACGTTATCAGTGCAGAATTAACCGCTGTAGTTAACGAACTTGGTATTTACGGTGAGGAAATACTAGATCTTATTAACCCGTTCGACGGCGATTCATTCGATGTGAGTGCCGCCCTATCTCAAGCGGATGCCGTGGCTAAAGGCGTAACGAACGCGTATGCACAAGAGCGTGACAATCAGCTGGCTATAGCTCGCCAAACGCGAGATTCATTAGTAAAAGGGTATCTCGACTCTGCTAACCAACAAGTCGATATTTCGCGCAACGCGCGTGAATCAACCCTGCAAGATATTTTTGATGAGCGTCAAGCGTCACTAAGTAGTTTTTCTGCTCAGATAGCTGCCGCGACGGCATTGGGTGAGGCTCGCAAAAAGTCAGCAGCAAATGATGAGTCTTTTGATTTAGGACAGTTCGGTGTAAAGAAAGAGCCAGAGAGTGTTGGTGATACTGGCACCCCTGTTTCTGACAATGAATTAGAAAAGTTACGCGAAAGCTTAATGTCTCAAGAGGAGTTGATTGCAACTCATCTTGAACAAAAGCATGCAATGTTAGCCGGCGCTTATGCACAGGGTAAATTGCAAGAAGACGAATTTATCCAACTCAGCCTATCTGCGAATCAGAAATATTTTACTGATCTGCAGGCATACAATAATGCTCGCATGAATGTCATGCTGACCAGTAGCGAGCAAATATTTAGTGGTCTGGCGGGGTTAGCAAAAACATTTGGCGGCGAACAAAGTACTGCATACAAAGCGATGTATGCAGTGCAAAAAGGGTTCGCCATAGCCCAGGGTATTTTGAACTTATCTACAGCTATCAGTAACGCTAGTGCACTGCCGTTTCCTGCCAATATTCCCGCTATGGCACAAGCCGCTGCGACAGGTGCTAGCTTAGTTTCCACAATTAAAGGCGCTCAATACCAAGGCCAAGCACACGACGGCTTAGCTCGCGTACCCAATTCAAATGAAGGCACATACTTGTTGCGTAAAGACGAAATGGTCTTGAATCCCAAGCAACGCGAGAACTTTGAACAAGTCGTTGAGAATACCAGTGGCGGCGCTAGTGCAGCGGGTAACGTTTATCACTTTAATCCGTCGATCATTATCGACGCGACTAATGCCACACCAGGAATGGAAGAAAAAATTACTCAACAAGTGAATAACGCCCTTAAAGAATTTGATGGTGAGTTGCGCCGCGATTTCTCTAACAACGGGATGCGTGCACAAATGTTAAGCGGAAGGGCTGCATAGATGGAAGTACTCGATTTCCCAGATTTTGGCGGTGAGTTTTTCCCGTCTAACTGTGATGCCAATATTATGTCCAACTCATCAATGGATATCAGCGGTATCAACAATACACAGCAGGTGAGCGAAAACCCCGGAGAAGGTTGGGAAGTAACATACAAGTTTGGCGTGCTCTACCCAGACGACGCCAGAGCTGTGAAAAGCTTGCTGCAAAAGCTACGCGGCCATAAAAATGCAGTGACACTGATAGACACCACGTATCGACATGTAATTGATTGGCCAGCGTCACTAAGAACCGACGGCATAGGCCAGTATGGGCTAGCGCTTAATATAAAAAATTGCCCCACAAATAGTTTAATCGCGAAAAGCCAAATGCGTTTCAAACTCGGTGAACAAGTACACGAGCTAACAGACGATGCGTATTCAAACGCATCAGGAAAGTGCACCTTGCAACTTGCCAACGAAGTCAGGGACCCAGCACCGGATAATCAAACCATCATTACCGATTTAAACCAGTTGCGTATCACGTGCCGCTGGGCTGATCCGAAGCAAATTCGCCAGTTCAAAGGTGTCGGCCGTTTATACCGCAGCATAACCTTAGACTTTGTAGAAAAACGATGATTGAACGTGAAATATCATTAGCTGCCATCAATGCGCTGCAGCAATCCGAAACAGCAGTCATTCTGTTTGTTGATTTAGATTCGCCTGATGGTCGCGTGCGCGCGCACACCGGTTTAGGTGATCGTGAATTTCTTGGTGAAAATTACGTGGGCGTTGGCGAATTCGGCGGTGTAAGTGAAGTGCAAGAAGCATCTGACAGTAGCCCAAACCAAGTGCGTTTGACGCTAAAAGTACTCGACGGCGGCTTAGTAGCGCTAGTGATGAATAAAGCGATGGAGGGGCGAGAAGTAGCTGTTCATATGGCGATATTAGACGACAACCGTGTAATTGCCCATGAAGTGCCTTACGTGTATGACGGTAACGTTGCCAAATTTACTGTTCAACGTGGTGACCTTGAAAAAAAGATCCCCTATGTATTAGAGGTTACCTGCAGCGACTGGTTAGAACGCTGGTCTCAGCCCCCGCAAAATGCCAGAACCACCGATTCAGCACAGCAGCACTTACACCCGGGGGACCGTATTTTCGATTTAACTGAAATCATCAGCGCTGCCCCATTATCAGCGCTACCGACGAAAACTATCAATAACTACACACCACGGGGACGTGGGGGATACCTACGATGAAACCAGAAGAAGAAAAAGCACTCATCGACTTTTTACATGCCTGGCAAGGACTGCCTTTTGTCTGGGGCAAGAACGATTGCTGCTTGTTTGCATGCAATTCAGTTCTTGCTGTAACGGGAATTGACCCTGGTTGGAAGTATCGTGACTTATACACCACCGAGCTTGGCGCTTTAAAAGCGCTTAAAAAGCATGGCGGCGGTGATATTAAAACGGCTTTTACACAGGTTTTTGGACCGATTAAACCACGTTTAAACGCTGAAAATGGCGACTTGGTTTTAATTGATACTGAATTGGGTGATGCCGTTGGCGTAGTACAAAGTTGCAAAGTGTGGGCTGTATCACCAGCCGGTTTAGTTTCATTGCCAATTTCTCAGGCTAAAGGCTGCTGGAAACTAACCAACATGAGAGAGGATATTTAATGCCACCCGTAGTATTAGCTGTAGCCGCGGTAGTTGCCTATTCTGCTGCGTATTATTACGTTGCCGCTGCGCTATTTGTAGCCGCTGTTGCAATGGCATCCCCAGACGTACCAGATTATGACAACGAAAGCGCAAACCCGTTAGCCGCTCAGGAACTGTCAACTACCGCAAATCAGCCACGAAAGGTCATTTACGGTGAGACAGTGGTGGGTGGTCAAATTATCGGGTACCGGAAATTAGAGCAGGGAGAAACTGAGTATCACTATTTTGCTATTCACATCGCCGGCCACCCATGTGAATCGGTTGAAGTGTATGAAATTGACGGCGTCACGCCCGCTGAATTTGGCGGTGCTGTCGGTGCTGTATTTCATCTAGGTGACCAAACCACAGCCCATGCACAAGCAGTACAGTACATACAAGACTGGACGACAGAGCACGTGGGATTTGGTCTGACTAACGCCTACGTAAAAGTAAAAATTGATCCTGAGATTTTCCCTACTGGCGTTAACCAAATAAAATTCAAAGTACGTGGAAAACCTGTATATGACCCGCGCAAAGACACCACTGCTGGCGGTGACGGTGAGCAGCGTGCAACAGATAGCAGCACATGGGCGTGGAGTGATAACCCAATATTGTGTACGTATGACTACATTCGTAACTACGGTTACCGCCCTATTCCACTTCGCCGAATTCCATGGGACTTCGCAGCGTTAACAGCGAACTATTGCGACACAGTAGTCGAATACACAGATACTAATGGCGATACTCAAATCGAGCGCCGCTTTACGTGCAATGGTGTTATAAACAGCACGTTAAAGCCCGGTGACAGTCTTAAATATTTGTTGTCAAGCAGTGGTGCGCGTATTTACCGTCCTGGCGGCAAAATCTATATAAAACCGGCGATGTACGGCGGTCCTAGTACTGTCACGTTAACACCTGATGATTTTGTGGAGCAACCCAACTATCAGCCGCACAGACCTGAAAAAGAGAAAACTAATTTGGTGCGTGGCGAATACGTTGAGCCGGATTTAAAGTACCAGGTAACAGATGCCCCAGTAACCTTTGGTGCCAACTATGCCCAAGATGATGGCACTGAATTAGATAGCAACTTAAAGCTATATTTCACGAACCGCAGCACTATCGCGCAACGACTCCAGAAACGTCAGTTAGAACGAAGCCAAGCGGGCTTTACGAGTCAAGTGTCACTGCAGGGTATCCGTTTAGACGTAGTGCCCGGTGCAGTTTTGCGTTACGTAGACACACAAACAGGAGTCGACAGAGAATTTATCGTTCAGGATTACCGTGTTGATGTAAGCAAGCGCCGTACGATACTGGCGATTGAAGAGGAGCACATCGAGCTATATCAGGATGATTTCACCATCACTGAAATTAATATTCCTGCAAACACATCACTGCCTGACACGACGAACATTTCCCCTGTCGAGAATATCAACTACACGCCAACGCCAAACGACAGTCATCGCCAAGGTTTTTTGACCTGGTCACACCCTACTCCATCATCAGTGCGCAGATACATAGCGCTGTTAGTAAGAAGCCCAGACGATGGTTGGTATCATAGTGAGACGCCACTTTCCCCTACCCTAGATGTGAAAAATCTAGCGGCAGGTAATTATTCTGCGTTGATATCCGCTGAAAACCGCTTTGATAAAAGAAGCGCGGCACCTGCTTTCAGTTTCAACATTGGCTTGCCAAGCACGCCAACAAACACGCCGCTGAAGTTCGATATTTTACCAGGGCGAGTCATAATCGTTGGACCTGACTTGCCAAATAGCTCAGCCACGTACCAATGGCGTTATTCGTTTACTGACGTATTCGCTGACGCGATAACCCTAGCAAATGGCAACGGGGTTACTGTGGTGGGAACAGAACAGGGCGCCACACTGTATTTGTGGTATCGATTAGTGGAAGGTGATTTGGTTGATCCAAATTGGGTACCAGTGGTTATACCCGACCTAATCGGCATCACCATAGATGCAATATCGCCAGAAACGATTGCTGCAATTACATTGCCTGGTCTGCCTAATACGTTACTGGATACTTTAAGCGGCTTTACCAAATACTTGAACGATCAAGACTATTACAACGACGAGCTGGCCGAAGGGCAAATCGGTTTGCTAGCGAACATCGTTGAACAAGCCGCTGATATTGCCACCGTTGACACAAAAACAACTAGCGTTGCAGTGCAAGTGGGAACTGCAGATGCCAAAGCGGTTCAGGCCATCGCTGCAATAGCGAGCGAATCACAATCACGCGCGTTGTTAGAAGAGTTGTTGACGGCTCAATTTGACGAGCTATCAACCACTTATTTACGCCAAGTTGATTTATTTACAACCGCTGGTGCTGCTAAAGCCAGCGAGGTGGCGATACTCCAGGCACGGGTTGGTAATTCACCTGTATCAGCTCAAATCGAAACGTTTAAGAATGCGCAAATTGGCTATGAGAACGAAGATGGCCACTGGATAGAGGGTGCCGCTTTCGCCCAGGCATTTAATAACGTAAAAATCACGGGCGGACTGGGTAACAATCTATCTGTGTATTCGTATTTTGAAGCACTCGAAGACGAGCTTGGTCGCGTCTCTGGCGAAATTCAATTTGCAATTGATGTGGATGGCAAGGTAACGGGCGTATTTGTACGGGGCAGTGAAGACGAAAGCGTGATTACGTTCGCTGCCGGCGCTACCCGATTCGTCGGTCAAAACGGCGAGATACAACTTGGTTTTGATACGACAAGTAAAGAGTTGATGTTCTATGGCGCTGGTGAGTTCAGAGGCAAGATAAAAGCACCAATCTACGAGATGACAGGAACAGCCGGCAGTGGTTTCTCAAAATACGAATCCAGCACACCATTTGGCTCAGATGAGTTAATTTTCTGGCGGGGCCCTCGCCTTGTTGATGCGCAAGGTAACGCCGATACATCGCTAATGACAATTGCCAATTGCTATCAGTGTATAACGAAAGATAACGTGGCATATGATGCGGGTAATAGAGTTGTAAAGGGCTATCTCAGTGCATCAGCAATCAGCGCATCATCTGCAGTTATTCTCACCGACTACGATCAGCTAGCTCCGCTATTCGTAGAAGATTTCGCATACAGCCAAGGTCTGCGAGTGCCGAGAACTCTGATTCTACCAAAAGTAATTGGCCCAGCATTAGGTACCGAGGATTTTGAGTTCAACAAAAACAGAGCTGCTTATTACTTGTTAGACATCATGCTAGACATTATCGCTGCATCAGATTCAAGTCAGAATGACAGGATGAATATTGATGTGTCTGTTCGATATCAAATGGCTGACACATCGCATTCTGCACACAACCAGTACGAAATAATTTATCAGACAGTGTTGAATGATGCTCAATCTCGACATTATGGGACTGTGCCCATCACGTATCGTTACACAACTCGTTCCGAGCCCTGGGACAGTATCGAATTTAAAGTGTTTGCACGCAGTGGTTCAACCAATACCGAAGGCGATCCGATGGCTATTCGGTGCACTTATAAATTTTTAAACAACCTTCCCAGTATCAACACCCCGCATACGTCGACAGGAGACGATAATAGCACTCCTGCAAACGAAGGGACGTATCCTAGCTACGCCGGGCTTTATAGCCGCGGGGGAGTCATTGCATGACAACGGAGCAACAACTACAGGCCGCTATCGCTGCGATTCAGAGTCTAGTAGAAACCCAGCAGCAATTCAGTGCTGATTGGGCTGAGTACAATCAGCAACTAGAAACAACTATTGAAAATGTTGTTTCCAGCCTGGTCGGAGATCAAAATTGGAATGGCATTCAAGGTAAACCAGAAACGGCGACAAGATGGCCTTCATTTGGCGAGGTTACAGGTGACATAGAAGGCGTACTCCCCGACACCGCGAAAAGATGGCCTTCATTCGGGGAAGTGGGAGGTGATATAGGTGACATACTCCCTGAAACTGCAAAAAGATGGCCGGAATTTTCAGAGGTGGGTGGAAGTTTAACAAAAGAACAAATACCAGAACTTGATGCTAAGGAAGATAAACGTACCGAAGCGCTAAGTCCCGGTATAAAACGAGAAGTTAACTTAGCTCGTGTACTGACAGATTACCCCACACTGAAAAAAACAGATGAACTACCTGTTGAATCCCCTAACAACAAGAGGATGATGCGGTTTGATGATGTTAGGGGCTTGGTGCATGTAGCCATGACCGATACCTGGTTCACTGTCCCCAATACCATTGCGAGCCGTGCTTTCCCTATTTTCTATCGTGGGTTGATCCTGCGATTCAACAATAACAGTTCCTACAGTGGCACCATAAAAATGCGTGTTTACCCTATGGGTACTGGCGGCTTAGGGTTGCCAAATAACCCCACGCTGACCAATCACGAATGGCACGACTACGAAACCACGGTTACTAACCTGTACAAGATAGGCGAGTTCAGTAGTCAGTATTTCGAGGGCATTATCGAGTACGTAGAGCTTGATACCGGTTGGCATCAATTCGATGTGAACCAGTCTGATGTGAGTTCGTTAAACGCAAAGTTTGATACCGCCTTTGGGACGTTTAAGTCACCTTTTAGAACGTTCTACCAGAAAGCCGATGGCTACTGGTACAGCGATGATATGACACCAGACACCCCATATTCTATGGGGGCAAGCTGGGCGCAAGACGCTAATAATACAAGAGTTTTTACGGTGACTGGTGCAGAGGAGGGCGATGATGCCCTGCGATTCTTTGATGACAGTTTTGATGAATTTGAATTCGAAATTGTTCTGATAGCTGAATATCTAAGTAACACGCTCGCCCTAACCATTTCAAACCGTAGCCCGAATCGAATGTTTTACGCAGGTTCGGGGCGCTTTATTGCTGATGAAAGAATTTACTTCAAACGAGCAGGTTCAAACGTCTCAGGCGCAATAGAAGTGGAATCAATAAAAATGAGAATACCGCATTATGGATAGACTTTTCGATGTGAACTTATCCTCTGCCCCCCACTGGACCGATGGGCAAGAGTGGTCAGAATGTAACCCCGCGCAAGAATTAGAGAGTATCTATCGCCGTGAGTTTAGCGGCAGTGAAGAGGAAGATCCTGAATATCGTGTTGATCCTGGCGATAACTTCTTTATCGGTTCATCCCCAGCCAAGGTAAGGGATTGGACGCCTAGAACGTTGCCCTGGAACTTTAACGTAGACAAAGGGAGGGACGGAAACCCGCTATCGTTTTACTTCGGCCTGCAAATAGGCGAGCGAGATATTGATACAAACCTAGACAATCATAGCCCTTGGATGACTGGCGTGTCTGGTGATCTAATTGTGTTAAGCGTTAACTACCATCACTTTTTCGGCATCAAGCTAAAAGATTCAGACCCCTTCATAAAGCTTTCTGGTGATAACCGTGGCGGGGAAATTAACGGTGCTTTACTAAGTAATGCTGGCCTCATCAATACGCAAGGGTACGCCATGCTTGATTGGATTTTACGTAAACTCACGTTTATTAACACCATCTTCAAAGCGCTAGACATACCTATTGGCTCTAGCAATGTGTCAACACAAGATTTCGATATTAGCGGCACAGGCGATATTGGTATGGTCATTCGTGCTGGTCATTCTGAAATGGAAGTCATTGGCGGCACCATAACCAACAATAACCATGAATACAGCGAAAACGAAACGCTACTTTATGGATTAGAAGTAGACACAGGGGGAGTGGCGATTGTTCGAGACGTGCATACATCAGGCTTTAGCGGGAACGGTTTTAAATTTTCCTGCGCCGTTGAAGTTAAATACCTCACGTCAACACGCGATGGCGCAGGCATTGAATTTTTTGATACCGCAATTGCCCGCGACTGCATGGTCAGCTGGACTAGGCAAATATCGGGTGACAGTTTCGCGTACTACTTCCACAAAAGCGGAGAGCTTAACAACTGCGGTTGCAACTTAGACGAGGTCAACGGTTTAGGTGTGGTCGTTGTAGGGCTTAATTCCACCGTCACCATTAATGGTGGTGACTACCGCGCTCACTTACCCCTGCCTTTTTTATCTGCTCAAGGGGCGTGTACGGTCATCCTAAACAACGTCACGGTAAACGGGATTCTATATAACGAAACGGTAGAGTTGTTAGAAGGGGAAGCGTGGCGAGGCGAGAAAGCAACGGTAACGATGGATGCACTTCCAGTCTACGCCAACAAGACGCTGTACCTACCTTATATGCATATCCCTCAGCTTAACGATGCCATATCAGTTCAAGGGGCCGAAAGACCGTACCAAAGCGTTGTGACATTACCGAGCGGGGCAAAAGTGTTGCCTACCGTCAATGGCTCTGCTCGATATATGCCAGCAGAAGCGTGGCTTCATTTAGATCCTGGCGAAACGGCGGTTGACTATTTCCGGTACTCAACTGAAACGCTTATCTACATGCACCAGTTCACTATTCACCCTTCACCAGAAGTCGGTGCGAAAGTGGTTCAGCCTGATGCGTTCAGCGGTTCTGGATGGACTAACACTAGCGGTGTTTACACAACGTCAGGGACAAGTAACCCTTTAAGTGCGAACTACGCTTTTGAAGTTGACGAGGTGTACCAAATATCCCTAAAGCTTAGTGATTTTCAAAGTGGTTCAGTCAAACCAAAAATAGGCAGCGCAGAAGGCCAATACAGCCACAGCATTGAAGGGACAGAAGTGTGGCTCATTAGAGCCCCTAGCAGCGCAACCCAAGTTCAAATAACGGCGAGTGGTTACAAGGGCAGTGTAGAAAATATCTATGTCAGAAAGTTACTTCGAAGCGAGACACCCGCAGTACCGGAGTTAAGCGCAGAGGTTAACGGTTCAGAGGTGAATTTAAGCTGGCGCATCATTCCTGCAAGACGCTTACGTGATGATTACACAGCAGCAATCCATATCCAGAACCAAGAGCTTGATCAAAACGATAAGGACGGTTATCGCTCAGCAGTTGCAGACCGCAGCTACCTTTTTGAAAACGTAACGTGTACGGGGCGTAGAAACGGCATCAATCTTCGTGGTGCTGAGTCGCTTGAAGTCGATGGGTTTAATTTCATCGGTGGATACACAGGGCAATACGACACATGGCAGGTCGGTGTCGTGGGTGACTTGTACGGCCCGTTCGTTAAAGTTCAGCAGCTTTGCAACATGACAGGCGACCTGTTGCTTGATTCTAACTACGGTGATTACACGTCACAGTTCGGTAACTGCGACATTATTGTGATCAATAGCTCTAACTGGGATGAAAATAGTTTCCCGTATAGCGCACACATCTACAACTTAGACGGTAAGAACGGTTCGGACTCAATAACAGACCTTAAAAAACGCACTGAAATGACGCACAGCACGCTAGAGGGTGCTTGCAAGATAGTCAGAACGCATAAGCACGGTGCAGTAACACTAGCCAATAATGCGTTTATTCAGACTTACGGCACCAGAGAAGTTTTCTCAGTGGGGTACAGCGCTGCGTATTTCGAGGTATGGAATTGCACCATTGATGGCACTCGCTGCGTCACCGTTTCGCAGGTCGGCAACCAGAAGAAAGACAGTAGCTTTTATTTCGAAGGACGGGGGCCGATAGGCGGGAACCGTGAGTCAGTTGAAATCTTAAAAACATATCCAACGTTGGACGATTTAAACCGCGTGGCTATGACCGATATGGAATTCCAGTACAGCACAGACGGGGGTAGTAGTTGGCAAGCGCTAAGCGTTGAAAATGTCGGTTTGCCGGGCGTTGTCGGCGCATTCAAAAGAACGGTTTCATTACCTTCAAACACATACTCATTCCGCTGCCGGTGCCTTAACGGGGCGCTGGTTGGCGCGTGGGAAACAATAAATAACATAACAGTAAATTAGGGGTTAACGTGGCTCAAGTAACGATAGATTTAACACTCGCCAATGGTTCGGCCACACCGCCAGAACTATTTGAAGTAACAGACAATTGGTGGTTTGATAATGGGCATTTTAGAAGTGCAGCGGGGGCTTATTCAGAGCTACAGCTTGTAAATAATGCACCAGATAGTGACGTTACCCTACATATAGACCGTAGAGAGCCTGGGGTAGCAAATAAGTCAATACGCTATGAGTTCCGCAGACTTGATGCAAATAATATGTTCCGCCTGTCATGGAACATGGATTTTAACGGCATCGCATTCACATATATCGAAGATGGTGTATCCGAGGACATCGACAACCTAGTCGTTGGTTCTGCTACTTCGGCAGTATTGCGTATTGTTACATCTGGTAACTCTATAAAGATATACAAAGATGGCACACTTTATTTCGATGGGACTGATGAAAGAAACGTAAATATCGGTGGTGCACAGGTTGCAACAGTTGAAGGCTTCTACGGTCTTACATCGGTGTCGTTTACCGAAGCGGAAGCAGCCAACAACATTATACCAATAGCGGTTATCGGTGCTAGCCGTAACATCAATACTAATTTTAGCTATACTGCCGATGTTAGCGGATCTTACGACCCTAACGGCTCTGATATTACGTACCTTACCACGCTAACTACAGTACCTGCTGGTTCTTCGGCTACAGTCATTGATGGCACAACAACATCGCCCAGCTTTACCCCAGACGTAGATGGCGAGTACGTATTATCAGTAGTAGTAAACGATGGCACTGATGATAGTGAGCCAGCAACACAAACGCTGACAGCCTCATTGTCTGCCGTATTACCCTCAAAAATGCCTCAGACCCTTAGTGGGTTTGCGCTCACAGGCACGAAACTAGGTAGTTTACCCACTCACCCTGCGTTAAGTTCTAATGACAATGAATACTGGGCTTGGCCTGTTGACGGCTCTTTGATTAACGATTGGCCGCATGAGCAATACCCAATGCTACTGTATACATCAACCGACCATGATTTAAACGGTGATGGTGCAATTATCCTGCGTGTATGGGATAAGTCTCGCGGTGATTTGATAATTGTCGTAGATGGTGAAGAAGTATTAAACAACGCAGCGTTAGTCGGCTTTGAAGTAGTTTCTAATTTACCCGAATTCGACCATATTACGCAAAAAACCAACCCTATCTTTGTTGATACCGGTAAAGGGTTCCAGACAGAAACACCATCTCCAATAGTTGTGAATGGTGAAGTCATCCTTTATTACCATAACCAAGGGGTTTCGTTAGACACTAATAAGTTCAGTTCACTTTTGTACCAGACCACCAAGTATGTTACTGGTACAAATGGGGTGGACTTTTCAGACGTTAAATATCCGGGCATTGAATATAACGCATGGCATTACGCGGGTGATGGTCATGATGGTTATAAACGTGGTGGTCTTAACGTAGTTGAAAGCCTACCGTATGTTTATGTAGGCCGTGCGTTACATGGTGGTGGTGGTGCTACTCGCGGAGCATCGTACCAGTACATTGGCTCTAACGATGGTAAAAACTGGGAAAGAATTAATACTTATTGGTTGCAGCGTGGACAGCTAAAAGACGATCCATTATTCACGGATGGTGTTTATCTCGCTGTTAGCAAAATAGATAATATGAAGCGCGAAGGTGCATATTATCGAACCACAGGTACGGTACAGGTTCCTGCATTCGGCACACAAAGTGGTTACGCGATACCTGTAGAGATACTACTAGATGAAAGGTTAATGGTTGTATCGTATGCACATCAAACTATGGGCAAAGGCGCTTCTGGAACGTTTGATGATTCTAGTGTTGGCGGTATCACTGAGATTGAGATCGATGGTATTAAATACGGGTTTTACACTGGTCGCAGTAGTGTAGAAGGTGTTCAAGAAATTGGCGTTGCTAAGCTGGTAGAGGAGCCATATGACTGGACGCTATTTGCTACAAATGCTGAACGTGCAGAGCTTATTAATCTTGAAACCTCTGACTCAGCAGTAATACCTAACCTCACATACACTGGAACTGCGGAACACTCTGTCTGGAACGATGGCCCTTTTCTTACACGTATAAACCTAGAAATGGGTGGCTCTGTAAGCGGGTTCCTAAGTAACGACAGCATTACGTTGTCCGACCATAGTATGACGGAGATATACTTCGACTACTTCGGTAAGAATACAGAAACACCACAAGCCATAAAAATAGGCTTAGCGGATGCAGTAACAGGCAGCAGTCGTGAGTTGGCAATCTACTTACCCGCAACGACTGCGACTAACTTAGATGATGCACGTTCTGAACCAATGCAGCTATCTGTAGTAGGGGCTTACAATGACGGTAACACTCCAACTGATAAATACTTCGGCCAAAGTGGTAACTGGATAAACAACAATAAAGACGAGTCACCTCAATCAAAATTGCAGGTTGGTTTACGGATTATCCCAGCACTCAACCAGCTAATATTCCTAGATGGGTTAGGGGTATTGAATACCGTTGATATAACTGGCTTCGATTATGAAACGCCAATAAAGATTTTCGGCTCAGGCTACTACGTTGAAGATCCAGTTTCCACAAGTGCATGGTCATTAGGCGGTATAAAAGCTTACTCGTATACTGATAACGCGATAGCCGTTCCTGATTCTCCAACACTTACGACTGCTAGAACCGCAGATAGTGTGACACTAACAGCTAGTAACGTTGCTGGTGCCACAGGTTATAAGTATTTCTTAGACGGTAAAGAGCAGGATAACGGGGTATTTACAGTGCTTGAAGCGGAAACGGAATATACGGTTTACGCTAGGGCGAGTAATGCATTAGGTGATTCTGCACCAAGCACAATTAGCACTGTAACAACAACGTCTGCGACACCTGTTAACACTAAACCTGCTATTAACTCATTCACTGGGCCACAAACCGCAAGCGCGGGTAATTTGTCAGAATACGTAGTTACCGCTACTGACCCTGAAAATGACAGCCTTAGTTATGAGTTTACAGTCGATTCGACTGGGCCAGCAGTAACGCTTGATACAAACGGTAACGAGTGCTCATTTACTGCGGTACAAAACGCGACTGAATACAACGTAACGATTACTGCTAGAGCGTTTGACGGTGAGCTGTACAGCGACCCAGTGAGCATAACAAACGTGGTTAATGCATATGTCCCGCCTGTAGTTACCCCCGGCGACGTGCGCAACTTACTAGAGCTCAAAGCTACGTTGCTAAGCGGTACACAAGAAAAGCCATTATTAAACTCTAGCTCTGGCGCTTTATTTAAAGGCCGTGATGCTCGTATCACAATTGAGGTTGATGGTGGTGGTACTGATGTATCCAACTTCGAAGAGAGTGTATTTCAGCTATTTAAGCTCGCAGGCTCCGAACCTCTGATAAGCAAAAGTACCGACAATGGCGTCTCATACGTGGACAACAAAATCGAGATATTGATAACAGCCGCAGAGTTGAACTTCAGTGGGCGCCACTACTTTGAAACTATTGTAGTAAAAAACACGCAAGCCAACTTGCTCAGTGGCTACATCACAGTGGTTAATTCACGAGTCAACTAAAATCACGGTTGCCCTTTGGTAGCCGTTTAAACACTAGTTAAAAGGTGCGCAATGTCATTACAGCGAATCGAATACCCTGATTTAGGCGTTGATATAGAAGTAGAACAACTTGGCTCAATATTTAAGTTCTTCAAGCATAAGCATACGTCTTACTTTGGCCAATGTGTCGTAAGTACTGGGGAAATTGGCGATGGAGTACTCAAAGGTTTAATGTCCCCACGTATGTCATTTAATGAGCGCAAGAAGCTAGACGATGCAATCCGTAGAACCTTAGATTCAATGGGGTATCAAACTGGTATTTACCAAAGGAAGATCAAGGGAGGGAAGTTCAGGTCGAGAAGAGCACCAACCCGCAGAGTTTTGTCAAACTGA